GGGAAGATAGAGTGCCTCGGACGGCCAGTCGAGAGGCTTTCTTACCGCACGGGAAGAATTAGCTCGCGGACCGCGGCCTGAGCCAAAATTCGTCCCGCTCGGGAAGGCATCCTCACTAAAGCCAAGAGCTGCCTTGCCTGCCCGTTCACCACCGACCAACGGTCGTTGCTCGGTGGTGAACAGATGCGATGCTGACCCGGTGGCGGGGTCAGATGGTGTCGTGGTCGCGCACCTCATCGGTGATCGTGACCTCGATCTGCGGCCGCGGCATCCGCCCGCTGCGCACGATCGCCTCCAGTTGCGCATCCGTCAGCTGCTTCGGATCGTCGACCACCGGCTTGATCTCGATCTTCTCGCGCCAACCCGCCCTCGCCTTCATCCAGAAGATCGCCGCGGCCACGTTCTTGCCCTGCGTCGCCATCTGGAACAGCGACTGCGCCACCTTGGCATTCGCCTCCGTCGTGCCGCGGTCCAGCTCCTCCCGGAAGTGCTTGCGCAGGGTCTTCGCGTCGATCCCGAGGAAGGTCGCGATGTCGGTGTGCGGCACCCCGAACCCCGCCATGGTCTTCACCGTGCGGCGCTGGTCGGGCGTCGGGTCATACCGGCGCATGGGACGCCTCCGCGGGGCTGCCAGGCGCGCCACCGGCCGGGCCTGGCGCGACGCCGCTGAACGAGGCGCCATCCCCCTCCCGCAACGCGTCCTGGCCCGTGAAGGCCTCCCAGCGGGCGACCGCCACGTCCACGTAGGCCGGGGATAGCTCGATGGCGTGGCAGGCGCGGCCGGTCATCTCAGCGGCGATGATGGTGGTACCGGACCCGCTGAACGGCTCGTAGACCGCGTGCCCCGGCGAGGAGTTGTTCTCGATCGGCCGGCGCATGCACTCCACCGGCTTCTGGGTGCCGTGGGTGGTCTCGGCGTCCTCGCTGCGCCCGGCGATCTGCCACAGGGTGGTCTGCTTGCGGTCGCCCGACCAATGGCCCTGGCCGCGCACGGCGTACCAGGCCGGCTCGTGCTGCCAGTGGTAGTGGCCCCGCCCCAGCACCAGGCGGTCCTTGGCCCAGATGATCTGCGCCCGGATGTCGAAGCCGCAGGCGGTCAGGCTCTCCGCGACCGTCGTGGCGTGCAGAGCGCCGTGCCAGACATAGGCGACATCGCCGGGGAACAGCGCCCAGGCCTCGCGCCAGTCGGCGCGGTCGTCGTTCTCGACCCTGCCGGTGCGGCGCGTGGTGCTGACGCCGGCGCGGTTGCGCCACTCGGGGTCGTAGGCGACGCCGTAGGGCGGGTCGGTAACCATGAGGTGGGGGCGCACGCCGGCCAGCACCGCGGCCACCACGCCGGGGTCGGTGCAGTCGCCGCAGGCCAGGCGGTGGCGGCCCAGGATCCACACGTCGCCCGGCTTGGAGACCGGGACCTCCGGCAGGGGCGGGATGTCGTCGGGGTCGGTCAGACCCGTCGTCCCATCCGCGAGGAAGCCGGCGATCTCGTCGGCGTCGAAGCCGGTCAGGCCGAGGTCGAAGCCCAAATCCTGCAGCTCGGCGAGTTCGAGGCGCAGCAGGTCGGCGTCCCAGCCGGCCGAGAGGGCGAGGCGATTGTCGGCGAGGATGTACGCCTTGCGCTGCGCCGGCGTCAGATGCGCGAGCTCGATCACCGGCACCTCGGCCAGGCCCAGCTTGCGCGCCGCCAGCACGCGGCCATGGCCGGCGATGATGCCGTTGTCGCCGTCGGTCAGGATCGGGTTGGTGAAGCCGAATTCCCGGATGCTCGCCGCGATCTGCGCGACTTGCGCGTCGCTGTGGGTGCGCGCGTTGCGGACGTAGGGAATGAGGTCGCGTGTTCTGACCCTTTTGTAGCAGGGGAAGTCTTCGGGCGCAGGGCCGCCATCAGCCATGACACGCCTCCATCGGCGAGAGTGGAAGGGAATGGAGCGTCGTCAGCGTGGTGGTGGGGCGCGCGCCCGATGCCGTGCGTGCTGCGCCAGCGGTAGGGGGTTTAGGGGGTTTCGGGGCTTTCCCGCGGTCACTCCCATAAAACTGTCAAACGTGATGCGGTGAGAAGAAGACGCTGCTGACAGTTTCCCCGCGTTGGCCGTAGGAAACCCAAAAAACCCCCTAAACCCCCTGACCGGATCATCGGTCTTGGCGCGCGCGGCAGCGTCAGGACGCATGGTTCGCGTCCTGCTTCACGGTCTTCATGCGCCAGGCCGCCACGCCGCCGACATCGGCCCCGCGCTCCAGGCACCATGCGCGAACGACGCGGCCGTTCAGCCCCGATACCCATCGCCCCAGTCGGCGACTGTTGATCGACCCGTTCTCCCCGGCCACCGTCAGCAGCGCTTCACGGAAGTCGGGTTGTGCGAACTCATGGCGCGTCTGGACGGAGTTCAGCGACGTCTTCTGCTCGGTGGCCGCATCGATAACCTGACGGACCGTGACCGTCCTGTCGGACAGGACTTCCCACCACTGGGTCAACACCGCGGTGATCGCTTCAAGCCGCGGGTCATCGGCGCGGATGTCCTCCATGCTTTCTACCGGGTCGGCCTCGCCGAGCCAGATCAGCGCGCCACGCACCCAGTCACTCCAAGCCTCGAACGAACCGAGCGGATCCGCCTGCCGCGGCCGCCCCGCCACGTGGAAGGCTCGCAGCACGGTCAGCGCCGCCACGAGGTATGGCTCGCGACACTCCTGGAGCAGGATCACCGGGTCGCTGTTGAAGCGTCGCAGTTCCGGCCGTTCGCATCGTGGGTCGAGACGGCACAGGATCGCCCGGCGCGTCATGTCACCGATGAGTGTGAGGTTGTTGCCCGTCGCTGTGACCAGCGCCGTCGTGGGAAGATCCGGAACCTCGGACTTGCCCAGAATGCGCATGCGCAGCGAGGTTTGCGTCAGCATCTGGCAAAGGAAGTCACCGCCCAGCGGCGCCTCGCAGTTGTCGATCGCGACCACCTGGTCGCCGGCCAGCATCAGGGCGCCGAGCCGCTTCTCGAGTTCCTCCTCCTTCTGCCCCTGCGCGATCACCGCCGCCGTGCGGCCAGTGGCGATCAGCGTGGCGATATCGACAAGCTTCGACTTCCCCGACCCCGCCACGGGCGCGTCAAACGCGTGCAGGGGGGCTGTCGGCAGGCTGCGTCGGATACAAGCCGTGAGGATGGCCGACAGCACGACGGACCGATCGACGCCGCCGACGAAGGGAAAGTTGACGATCAGGCTGGACAGGAGATCGAGCGCAGCGCGGGCCTCGTCGCGACTTGGCTCGTTCGGCACGCGACCAAAACGCCCAACGCTGGCATCCAGCAGAAGCCCTGTCGCCGTGTCATAACCAGGGGCCGACAGGACCGAGCCGTCCGCCCGGAGCGTCGGCGCGTCGAGCAAGCCGCTCAGCACCGGCAGGCGCCAGCGACCAACGCGCTGCAAGTAGGTGTTCGCCACCGCCAGCGGGGCATCGATCCTGACCCAACCGTCGCTGCGGCCATCGAAGCGCTCCCAGACCGCCGACTGCGTCATGGCCTCGACGACGGCGCGCTCTCCCTGCGGGATGATGCGCCGGCGATCGGGATGACCTCCTTGGTCGGGAGCGGCGCGCAGGACACCGGCGCGGACGATGAAGGTGCTGCGTTGGTAGAGGCCCACGTCAGCCTGGATCAGCGCGCGTTCTGCCTCGTCGACGACCTCGGGTAGCTGACCGGCGATATAGCGAATGGTCGGCGGCGGGGGCCTACCATCAATCTGGAACGCCGGGTCGGACAGGTCGCTGACCGCAAGCCATTCCTGCTCGATCATCTGCTTGAGGAAGGCGAGATGGTCGTGCTCGGCGCAGTGGGCGTGCATGCAGCACACCACAAAGCGTCCACCGCCTGCGTCGGATGCGTTCATCGCGAAGGTGGCGTGGTCGTCCGCGGCCGAGGTATGGGCGGAGACGTTCACGCAGCGCAGGTGATGCTTGCCCTCGGTGACCTTGCCGACAAAGGCCCCGGGGCGCCTGGCCTGCAACGCTGTGACGATCTGAAAGCGGCTTGCGCTGCTGCGCGCCCATTTCGAAAGATCGAAGACTTCGCCGGTCTGCGGATCGGCAACCTCGCGCACATCGAACGGATGGCTGGTCGCTGGCCGGCGCCGTTTGGTGGACGCCGATGATGCTGCTGGCGGCAGCGCGAAGATGTCGCAGGGCCCACCGTCGAGCACCGCCGTCTCGGGCGCCGGCCCGTCCGCTGGTCGGCGTGGCAGATAGAACAGCCGCGAAGTGTCAGTGCAGGACTGGTCATGGCGCAGGTGCAGTGCCTCAGCGAGCGCCTCAATCCGCGCCTTCCACGCCTCGTTGGCGGCCTTCTGGGACGGGTAGTCGGCGGCACGCCATGGCCGGGACAGCGGCAGTACGATGCGAAACTTTGGACATGGCTGGTGCCGGAAGGTGATGTCCTCGCCGCCGTTGTCCTGCACGGTGGCGCCTTCGGCGACGGCCGGCAGGTATCCCTTGTCTGCGACGAGGTACGCAGCCGCGTCCTTGCCATGCTGCGCGGCGAACTTGTCCCAGTTCCTCCGCTTGCAGACGGTGGTCGTCGTCAGGTGGCTATGCGTTGACGCGATGACCGCCCGCCAGCCCCGGGCGGCAATGGCGCGCTGGATCTCCGCGAGCGTGATGCCCGTGTCGCTGTCGAGGAAGACGACGTCGATCTGGTAGGCGTCCTCCTTCTTTCGGCGGTCGCTGCGGAAGAGTGCCGGGACGATGCAGCTTCCCTTCTTTTCACCAATCGTGTGCGACGTCAGCTTCGCGACAATCTTCGTCCAAGAGAGGGAGCGCCGATCAGTCCAATCCGACTTCTGCGTGTGGTGGCCGAACGTGAACCCGTATGTCGCTGCGCCGGACGCCGGCTCGCGTGGTTCTCCTGCATGCAATGCGCTCATCGGCCGCGCCCCTGGCTACGGGTGCACGTCGAGCCGCACCCACAAGCGCATCTACCGGCGCGGTCGTCGAAACGTCGGGGTCGGTCTGCTCGATTTCTGAGGCCTGCCTGAGCTGCCATGCCGCGCAGCCGCACGAGGTTCTCATGCATGGTCGAGCGATGAACACCTGCCTCTGCCGCAGCATCCGCACCTGTCGTCCGCAGCAGGGCAACGCAGCACCTCTGCAGCGCGGGACTCAGCCGGATGAGAAAGCGCCGGATATCCAGTTGGATGGCCATGCCGTCTGCATCGAACAGCCCATCGTCGGCGATGACCTCCAGCAACAGGGTCGCGCCGCCAGCTGGGTGGTCCGCCTCAATGGGATCGTGGAGCGATACTGTCCGCCGCTCTGCATGCAGCCGAGCCGTACCGGCTGTGAGGGTCGCGACCCGGTTGGCGACAACGCGCGCCGCGAAGGTACGAAAAGAGGCACGTTCCGGGTTGAAGGCGTCCTGGCGCCGCCACAGGTCGAGTGCGAGATCCTGCTCGAAGTCCTCGGCATCCATGCCGGGCACGGCCCGCTGCCGTGCCAGTCGTCGTGCCGTGGCGCGGATGTTCCGCACCACCTCTGGGTCCAAGCCGTCATAGCGGTTCGCCATTGTCGCCATCGCCATTCATCGAGGACGGGCTCACAGGCCCGATCGATGGCGGGGGCGAAATTTCACCGGGGAGGCGCGGACGCGCACGAAAAGGCCTGCCGCGGCACACCACGCCGCGGTCAGCGCATTGAAATGACTAGAAATGACATGTTCGTGAGCGCGCAGGTCA